GGAGTGGATCACTTTCCTCCGGCCTGTACCAAATTAGGCGATATTTTCGAACCGACGCTCCCAGGATCATAAAAAATTGGTACAGGTGAAATTGTGCTTGTACCGCGATTTTTGGCTATTTTTGGCTATTTGGTACAGCTTGGTACAACTTGGTACAACTTGAAAATTCTAGTTGTACCACGATTTTCGTATAGTTAACAAAAGGTTAACGCGCTTGGTACAACTGGAACGGGTTTTGACCCAAAAAAGGAATTCTGTGGTATTTTTGCGCTGCGTTTATATTATATTCTTTTACTTGTACCACTTGTACCAAGAAATAAAGGTTAAGTTATACCACTGATTTTAAAGATTTTTCTCTGGTACAACTAGCGGTACAACTAGCGATTTCAACCTGTTCCAGTTGTACCAAGCCAGATGTTGACGGCCGCCTCCCTGGGCTTGCGTGTCACCTGGGCTTGTGCAATTTTTCGTCCGACATCATCTCCTAATCCCTTACATGCGCGAGCGCGAGAATGGCCGAAAAGAAAAAACCCGCTAAGAAAACACCTCGGAAAAAGGTTGTGAAGGTCGAGCAAGAGCTCCCCGATCACCTCCAGGAATTGCTCGACGCTCGAGCCGATCAAACCAATTGGCGCAAGAAAATGCAGCAATCGAAAATTGGTTTCACCGACAAGAAAAAGGAAATCTATGTCGCGCTCCTGGCCGAGTATGGTCGGAAGGGGATCGCTTGCGAGGGCGCTCGCGTTCACCGGCACACTGTCAAAGAGCATATGGAGAACGATCCGGATTTCGCTCTGGCTTGTATCGAGGCGGAGACGGCCTGGGGCGACAAGCTAATCAGTCATGCTCGAAACATAATGCTCGAGGGCGAGAAAACGATCAACTATGACAAAGAGGGGAACGTGACATCGGAAACGGTTCGCTATCCTCAACCATTGATCGCGCTCGAAATGAAGAAACAGGACGAGGGCTATAAAGATAAACCGGCAATCGAGATCGGCAACATCGGCGGCGGCGTCCTGGTTGCACCTCCTGACATGACACCGAACGAATGGCTCGAACACCAGGACACAAAGAACAACCAGAAACCGGATCACGCTCCGGATCGTTCGAAAGCTCTCGAGGATCAAAGCAAATAATGGCTGTTCGAATTCCAACACCTATGGAACCCTCGGCCGAGGAGAAAGAGGAATTCAATCGTCGGCTTGCGGAGGCAACTGTCCAGGAGGCGGTTGTTCCTGTTCGCACTGTAAACGGAAAGCCTGTCGCCTGGTGTCCGCAAGACGGATCGCAAGTCGACTTTATGCAATGCCCGTTTATGGAGGTTCTGTTTCACGGGACCAGGGGACCAGGTAAAACCGATTCGCTTTTGATGGCTTTCGCTCAACACGTCGGCAAGGGATATGGCGCGGCCTGGAGCGGGATCATCTTTCGACAAACCTATCCGCAATTGGCGGATGTCCAGGCCAAGTCCGAGAAGTGGTTCCGGCAAATGTTCCCTGGGGCAAAGTTCAACAGATCAAAAATGATGTGGGAATGGCCGACCGGCGAGAGACTTCTCCTCCGGCATATGGCGCGACAATCTGATTATTGGAATTATCACGGCCACGAATATCCGTTCATCGGCTGGGAGGAATTGACCAACTGGGCGACGCCTGATTGTTTCAAATCGATGTTCTCCTGTTGCCGGTCCTCGGTTCCAGGTGTGCCGCGTATGGTTCGCGCAACGACGAACCCCTATGGACCAGGTCACTCCTGGGTAAAGGAACGCTATCGCTTGCACGGTCAATGGTGGAAAACGATTGTTATCACCGACGCAACCGACACCGAGGGCAACGACGAACCGATCCGCGTCGCGATACACGGTCACATTGACGAGAACAAACTCCTCCTCGCGGCCGATCCGAATTACAAACAAACGGTTGTCGCATCGGCGGCAAATCCGGCAATGGCGAAAGCCTGGTTGTCCGGCTCCTGGGACATCGTCGCCGGAGGAATGTTTCAAGATGTTTGGGACGCTCAATTCAATGTCGTTCCTCGTTTCGGTGTGCCGAGTGATTGGCGGATCGACAGATCGTTCGACTGGGGATCGTCGGCTCCCTTCTCCTGCGGATGGTGGGCGGAGAGCAACGGCTCCGATCTGCGGTTCCCTGATGGCTCGGTGATGTCGACTGTCCGAGGCGATCTATTCCGGATCAAAGAATGGTATGGATGGAACGGCTCGCCCAACAAGGGATTGCAGATGTTGGCGACCGACATCACGAAAGGCATTGTCGAGCGGGAGATATTATGGGGCTTGCGGAAAGGCGATCAATCTGTCGTCCAGCCTGGACCGGCGGACAGCGCGATCTATAACGTCGAGAACGGGATGTCGATTGCGATGGATATGGGGAAACACGTTCGCGTCGGCGGTGATCTCTATCGAGGCGTCGCCTGGACCAGGGCGGACAAATCACCAGGCTCGAGAAAGAGCGGCTGGGAGATGGTTCGCAAAATGATGAAAGCGGCTCACGTCATTGACGGCTTGCCCAGGGAAACGCCTGGACTGTTTGTCGTCGGCGAGGAGTGTCAACAATTCTTGCGGACCGTGACAACGCTCCCGAGATGTGAGAAAGATATGGACGACGTGAACACCGACGCGGAGGACCATATCGGAGACGAGGTCCGCTATCGAGTTCGCAACGTAGGAAACAGGCCAACACAAGGACACCATGTCGGGATGTACTAACTCGCATCGGCGAGCTATAGTCCGGCAACTCTGCAAAGGATCAACAGATGGCAATCGACAGCAAACATCCCCTCTATGAGGAATTCTCCGCCGACTGGGCGACTATGCGCGACACCTATCGAGGCGAGCGGATTGTCAAAGAGGCGGGACAGAAATATCTCCCCGCAACGTCCGGCATGATCGCCGACGGAATGGGCAACGCGACATCACCAGGTCAAAAAGCTTATGAGGCATACAAGACCAGGTCGACGTTCCCCGATCTGGTGTCCGACGCTGTCGAGGCAATGATCGGCGTTATGCACCGCAAGGAACCGACAATCGAGCTCCCCTCCAAAATGGAACCAATGATCGAGAACGCGACAATCAAGGGCGAAAGCCTTTCGGTTCTGTTGCGTCGGATCAACGAGGAGCAACTGGTCACTGGTCGCCTGGGTCTCCTGGCTGACATGCCAGCGGTTCCCGTTCCTGGGCATGATCTCCCCTATCTGGCAACCTACCAGGCCGAGTCGATTATCAACTGGGACCAGGGCGAGCGCGACACGAATGTCGTCGACAGTTTGAACATGGTTGTCCTGGACGAAAGCGAAAACGTCCGGACTGAGATGTTCACCTGGGAGATGAAAAACAAATATCGGGTTCTGGTTCTCGGTGATCCACTCGCTAACGAGGGACCAATGGGCGGCGCTTATGCTGTCGGCGTTGTGGACCAGGGCGAGGAGTTCTCTCCGGCGAACTTGATTATCCCCTCGATCCGAGGAACGTCGCTCCAGAAAATCCCGTTCGTGTTTATCAACTCGAAAGACGTTGTCCCCGATCCGGACGATCCGTCTCTCCTGGGCTTGGCTAACCTGGTCCTGACAATCTATCGCGGCGAGGCTGACTATCGTCAATCGCTATTCATGCAAGGACAGGACACGCTTGTCGTTATCGGCGGGATCGAGGAAACAACCTATCGGACCGGCGCGAATTCATCTATCGGATTGCCGACCGGCGGCGACGCGAAATTCATCGGCGTTGATTCGCAAGGGCTGGTTGAAATGCGCTCGGCTCTCGAGAACGATTATTCCAGGGCGGCCAACAAAGGCGGACAACTCCTGGACAGCGTATCGAACCAGAAAGAAAGCGGCGACGCTCTGAAAGTTCGGGTCGCGGCTCGAACCTCGACATTGAACCAGGTCGCTCTCGCGGGAGCGTTTGGTCTCCAGACATCTCTCCGACAGGTTGCCGAATGGGTCGGCGCAAATCCCGAGGAGGTGAAAGTCACACCGAACCTTGATTTCGTTGACGACACAATGGCAGGGAAAGAGCTCATTGATCTGTTGACCGCTAAGACGCTCGGCGCTCCTCTCTCCCAGGAATCAATTCATCTCACAATGCAAACTCGAGGCATGACCGAGAAAACCCTGGACGAGGAGATCACCGCAATCGAGGCGGAGGTTCCATTGTCCAAAGGATCGACAGCGGCCGAGGACCTGGACGAGGACGAGGATTTCGGCAACGACAACGACGACGACCAGGACAACAACGGCGAGGACGAATAAATGGCGAGCGGCTTTTCGGGTTTCAAAAACCATGCTCTCGTTGTTAGCCTATGGCATCAACGGGTCCACCAGGGACTTTATTTCACGGCGGACCGGACTGTCCTGGGGACGCTCGGAAACAACGCCACAATCGAGATATTGCTCCAGGTCGGCGCTCTCGAAATACACCTCCGAGAATTCGCGAACGCCTCGGCCGACGCAACGCTCGAGATATTTGAGGGACCGACATTCTCGGCGGCCGGAACGGCTCTCCCGATCATCAACAAGAACCGCCGGTCCAGCATTGTCTCGACATGCACCGCGACCCATACTCCAACGACATCCGACGACGGGACCGAGCTCGACACGCTCTATATGCCTGGAGGATCGGGCGGCAATGCTTCCGGCGCGAGCGCATCGTTCGAGGTTGAATGGCTCCTCGCTGCTAACACCAATTATTTGATCCGGCTCACCAATGTTGACGGCGCGAACCAGTCTGGACACTTGCATCTCGAATGGTATGAAGAACTGACCGGAGCCGAGCTCTCCCTGGGATAGCTTCCTGGGTCTAACTTGCAAGGCGATCAAATGACAACTATCCTCCCGACAAAGTTCGACGCGATTGTCGCGGCTCTCGAGATCGCAACCGATCCAGGGATCGCCGGTCCGGTCTGGTTCTGTCACGGCGGGGGCAAATGCGAACTCTCCGAGGACGAAAAGGAGAACGGCTGTCACTGGTGTCACGTTATCCGAGAGGATGATCCTCGCGACGCTTGGCAAGTTCAAAACGATATGGAGAAACAGACAAATGGTCACTAAAACTTACAACGAGGAAATGTTCGACGCTTTGATCCGTCACCAGATCGGGCTCCTCCGATTGTCGGGCTCTATCCGAAACGAGCTCTGGGTGATCCTGGATCAAACCGAGAAAGACCTGATCGCTCGGATCAAGAAAGGTCGGAAACATGGATTTGATTCACCGGCCCAGGTCAAACGAGCCGAAAGCCTGGTGAAAGCATTGAAGGCAACCAGGGCGAAAGCCTGGGAGGAGATCACTCCGATATGGGTCGCTCGAGCCCAGGAGCTCGCGGCATCCGAACCCGAACACGTCCAGCGGATCGTCAAGGCGGCCTATCCGGTCGAGCTCGGGACGATCCTCCCAGCGGTTCCCCTGTTGAAAGCTGTCGTCGACAGTCGACCATTCGAGGGAAAGGTTCTCCGGCACTGGGCGAACAACGCAAAGAGGGCGGACCTTGAGCGGATCGAACAGTCGGTCCGGATCGGGATCGTTGCCGGTGATTCGAACCAGGCAATCGCTCGCCGGACATTCGGGACGCTCAACCAGGGCGGCCGAGACGGCGTGACCCAAATGACCAGGAACCAGGTCGCGGCTGTCACTCGGACAATGGTCAATCATGTCGGGACGAGAGCTCGCGCTGAATTCTACAAAGCAAACCCTGACGTGTTCAAAGAGGAGCAATACACGGCGACCCTGGACAGTCGGACGACACCGATCTGTCGCGGCTATGATGGATCGATCTGGAAAGTGAACGACGGTCCGCATCCGCCGATCCACTATATGTGCCGGAGC